ACGCTAGAGTAGCTCGATTGTAGATAAATAGCGGTGTTTTTACACTGTACTGCATTTGTTTCAAGGACTACGCTAGGGAAGAGGACTTCTGCACGGATGCACGAAGTCTCTTTAATAATAACATATGAGGTATAAATGGAAAAATCATTAGAAATAGGAAGCAAAGTTAAGTCAGTAGCTAGAGGCTACGAAAAAGTTGAAGCTGAGAAAAATCTTGAAGAAGATATGGCTAGGAGGGGTGTTCATAGATTTCATAAGAACATTAAAAAATCTAAAGCAAAGAAACACGAAAAAAAAGGTAAGGATGGGCAAACAGTTTTAAAAGACAAAGAGCCAACTGAAAGTACAACAATCTATGGCCAGCATTTATTACAAGAAGCTATAGAGCCAGTTAGTATTGAAGTAGAAAAATATTTTAAAGAAGCTTTTAATGGTCATTCTAAGAAATATGCTAAATCAGCAGAACTACTATGTAAGTGTATTTCTATCAAGGAACTTGAAAATCCCAATCACAATAAATGGGGTGCAGTAAGTTTAATAGCTTTAAAAGCAATATTAGATTCTATTACTCTTGGATGTACTCAAACTAAAGCTACTGTAAAAATAGGAAATTCTTTAGAGGATGAAGCAAGGCTTTTATATTTTCAAGAAAATGACTCTAAGACCTATAGTAAAACTAAACATTATCTACTAAGTAAAAATGATTACCGCTATAAGAAAAAAGTTTATGTCTATGCGATGGGTAAACAAGAGCTTGAATGGGGTCATTGGTCTAAAATAGATAAAGTTCAATTAGGATATACTCTTTTAGATTTAGTTGTTCGAGGTACTGGTTTAGTTAAATTACAGCGAAGAGTAGAAGGTCGAAGAAATTCACCAGTCTATGTGGAAGCTACACAAAAAACTATGGACTGGATTGATAATAAGAAGCTTCATTCAGAAGCATTAAAACCTATGAGAACTCCTATGATAATCAAACCAAAAGAATGGTCGAATCCGTTTGATGGTGGTTATCTAACTCATTCATATCAAAAAGATATTCCTCAAAATTGGAGAGATGTGGAATTAGAAAATGAGGAGATAAAATAATGCACTACAATTTATTTAAATCAAGAAGCAGAGCTTATCTGGAAGAAATGAATAACAGAGCTCACGATATGCCGGATGTTTATAATGCAGTAAACGCTATGCAAAATACAGCTTTTAAAATTAATACTAAGGTTTATCAGGTGGCCAATACAGTATTTCATAATGGAAGTGTTGTAGGGAAATTACCTTCAACAGAAGATATACCTCTTCCTCCAAAACCATTTGATATAGCAACCAATGAAGAAGCTAGGAAAAAATGGAAAAGAAAAGCGGCTCGAGTTTATTCAGAGAACGCTGAATTAAAATCTAAAAGATTGTTGATAGATAAGTTGCTCTGGGTAGCTTCAGAATATGACCAATATCCTGAGCATTATTATCCGATGCAGTATGATTTTAGAGGTCGAGTTAATTGTGTACCAATTTTTTTAAATTATCAGGGTAATGATTTGTCTAAAGCTTTATTATTATTTGCTAATGGCAAACCTTTAGGAACTCCGGAAGCTCTTGATAAGTTAAAAATTCACGGAGCTAATATGTATGGAGAAGATAAGAAAACTTTAAAAGATAGGGTGAAATGGGCAAATGATAATGAAGAAGCAATATTAGCTTCAGCAAGAGACCCACATAATCATAATGATTTCTGGGCTAGACCTAGTGTTAGTGAACCTTATCAATTCTTAGCTTTTTGTTTTGAATATGAAGAATACATAACTTCAAGAAAAGGTTTAGATTTTGTAACTCATTTATCTTGTTTTAGTGATTGTACTAATTCAGGACTTCAAATTTTCTCAGCAATGTTAAGAGATGAAGTTGGTGGTAAAGCTACTAATTTAACTGTTGAATCTATACCTCAGGATGTTTACCGAGAAGTAGCTGATAAAACTTTAAAACATTTAAAAGAAATGCCTGATAGCCAACTTAAAAAGATGTGGTTTGACTATGGAATAAACCGGAAAACAACTAAAAAAGTTACGATGTGTGTTGTCTATGGCTTAACTCAATATAAAAGTAGAGCCTACATCGAAGAGCATTTAGAAGATATGATTGAAGAAGGTAAGTCTTGTCCATTTGTTAAAGATAAAGAAGAATCTGAATTAACAGGTATACCTAATATATATTCTATTTCAGCTAAAGAATGTATGGTCTGGCTTCAAAAAGTTTCAGTATTAGTTTCAAATAATGAATTACCAGTCACTTGGACTCTTCCAACTGGCTACATAGTCCAGATGAATTATAGGAAAATGAAAAAGCAGAGAGTCAATACCCGTATGGGTGAAACTATGAAAACTAAAAAAGTTACTATTCAATATGAAACAAATAAAATAGATACGAAAAAGGTATCCAATTCAATAGCTCCTTGTCTTATTCATTCTTTAGATGGTGCAATTTTACAAAAGACTGTTGTTTCAGCTTTAAGTAAAGGAATAAAATCTTTTGCTTGTGTTCACGATTCATTTGGAGTTTTAGCTCCGGATGTTCAACTTATAAATGATTGTGTGAGAAAATCTTTTTTTGATATTTTTAATAATGAAAATATATTAGAAAATTTCTGTAAAGAGATTACTCCTCAGATTGCAAAAAAGAAGCAACATTTAATACCTAAGCTTCCTAAAATGAGAAACCTTGATATTAGTGAAGTTCTTAAAAGTGACTATTTTTGTTCTTAAACTACTACGCTAGAGGAATTATTAACCAGACACTTTACGACAATCTAACAATTGTCATTCCAATAATTACTAGGAGGTACATATAATGGAAAAACCAAAAACGTACACTTCTCCTTTTGGAAAAGCGATTTATCCGCACCTCAATAAAAGTGATGTGAAATGGAAGCCTGAAGGCGAATTTCACGTAGACTTAGAAGTTGATGCAGATAAAGCTCTCGAACTTGTTACTTTAATTGATAAGTATGTAGAGAAAGCTTTAACCGAAGAGAAGAAAAAAGGTAAGAAAAAGGAACTTAAAAAAGCTCCTGTACCTTATAAAAAAGAAGATACTAAATATATTTTCAAATTTAAGATGAAGGCGAAAGGCACTAACTCTCGAACAGGAGAAGCCTTTACTCAAAGACCTGCAATTTTTGATAATGAATTAAAACCATTAAACAAAGATTTAATTGTCTGGGGTGGCTCAACTCTAAGAGTGAGTTTCTTTCCTAGAGAATGGTATACGCCTTTATTAGGTGCTGGTTGTTCTCTGAGAATGAAATCAGTACAAGTCAAAAATTTAGTTGAAGGCTCTATGAATGGCTCAAGTCAAGGATTTGAGAAGGTCGAAGGTGATAGCTCAACTAAGAATGAATCTGATGAAGAAGAAATTTCAAAAGAAAACAACTCTTCAGCAGACTTCTAAATTTAAAAGTAAACTTGAGGAAGAGTTTAATAAATTTCTCATACAAAAGAAAATCAACTTTCTTTATGAGAGTTTTACTATCTCTTACCTCAAGCCTTCTAAAGCTTCTAGGTACACACCTGACTTCAAATGTTTATCAATAATATTTGAAACTAAAGGTCACTTCGTAACCGCAGATAGAAAGAAGCATTTATTAATCAAAGAGCAATATCCTAACTTGGATATTCGCTTCGTATTTTCAAATTCCAAAAATCGCATTGGAAAAAAATCAAAAACAACTTACGCAAAATGGTGTGAGCTTAAAGGATTTAAGTATCACTGTATTGCATCAACAAAGAAATTTTTACCAGACAACTGGATTAAAGAAATATTAAAAAATCAAAATGAGAAAAGAAACTAAATATATTATTATACATTGTTCAGCTACAAGGCCATCACAGGACATTGGTTTTGAAGAGATAGATAGATGGCATAGAGCTAGAGGCTGGCTTTCGTGTGGCTATCATAAAATAATTCGTAGAAAAAATGGAACGATTCAACAAGGAAGACCAGATGAAGAAGTTGGTGCTCATTGTCGTGGGAGGAATCACGACAGTATCTCGATAGTTATGATTGGGGGAGTTAATGAACACGATATTAATATTTGGGA